AGGAGCCAACCGGGACGCCCAAGCCTGCGGCGATCCGTGCCAGCGTCAACGTCTGCGGGTTGGAGTCGCCGTTTTCGACTTGGCTGATCACAGTGCGGCTCATCTGGCACTCGATCGCAAGCCGCTCTTGGGTCCAGCCGTGTTGCTTGCGGATCCGGTAGATGCGGGCTCCGATTTGGTGGGAGAGGTTGCTCATGATCCATACTCCGAAAACTCATCAAATGGCGAGACATTGATGCAAGATGATTCTTCAACGAGACGCTGACGCGACCCTTCGAACTCCACCTTAAAACTTCGCAAGTTCGTTTCCCGGTTTCGGTTCTTGCCAATGAAGAACTGATAATCCTTTGCCGGCAACTCTGGATCGATCTTGTACGGGTAAACACCAAAGATGATCACGTCGGCGTCTTGTTCGAGCTGCCCGGTTTCTTTTAGGTCGCTCATCATTGGAACAAACTTCTTGCGATCCTCGATCGCTCGATTCAACTGGGCGAGAACCACAACGATAATGTTCAATCGGCTTGCCAGTCTTCGCATCTCTTGACTGGCCGCGGTCACTTGCTCATATCGACTGCCGCCCTTTGCAGACAAAAGCTGCACGTAGTCAACCGCAACGATCTTTGCACCTGTCTCCGCAACAACCTTTTCGACTTCTTCGACAACCCTGTCGACACTTCCGCATGATTCCAAGATGACCGCGGATTCACGTTTGCCAAAGTGCGATTCAAGGTCGCTCAAAACGTCAGTGCTGCTCGACTTCCAATGCTCCACCGGAACCTCGCTGGCGTACTGGATCGCACGCTTGCCGATTGCCAATGCAGACATCTCCTCGCTGACGATCACCGCTGGCAATCCATTGGCCGTGGCATGGTGAACCATTTGGAACGCAATCGCTGATTTACCGTGCGAAGGTCGAGCCGCAACGATCACCATTTCGCCCAACGCGACGCCGCCACCGAGTGCATAGTCCAAATCTGGAATGCCGGTCTCGATCAACGCACCGCTGCCAGACAACACCAATTCGAGATGATCCATCGCGGCGTCTTGCAGCGTTGTTCGCCTCACACCTGTTGAGTCTTCTTCGATTGGTTCCTCTTCTTCGAGCACGGGCGCGGCACCCGTGCGGACAAAGATTTTCGACCAATCATTCGGCATCGCGTCGGCAAGGTAGCCACGCTGCCCCGGTTGCGTGGCCGCTGAATCAACCTTGTGGCGAAGCTCGCGTTCGGTCCAAGGCGGATTGCACCGGTGGTTGTACTCGGTCGCCAGCAGATGAAACGCATCGTCGGTCGGCAATCCAAAGCCCAAGACCATCGCACATGCAGCCTTGAAGCACTTGTCGTGCCCACGATCGCCAGATACTGCCCCATCCATCTTCGCCAGGTACTTCGACGCTCGTTCCATCAACGGCGTTTCGCTGCGAACGTCTGACCCGTCCACGCCAAACGCCGTTGCGGCCATGTCGTATTTCAGCGTCAGCCACTCCAACGCACCAGTCACGTCGACAATCTCGGTCAACTTCGCCAAGTGCTTGCCAGTGACCGCGAAGTATCGGCCGCAGTCATAGACCTCGATCCCGGCAGACTTGCCGCCATGTCCATCGCCTGGAAGCTCGGTCTTGTTCTTGTTTTTCCAGTACACGTCAGAGACTCCGAAGATTTTCACCCCCGTGCCCGATGGCGACACCTCGGTGTAGCTCCCAAACTTCAAAACGATCTCTTTGGCCCAATCGTCCAGCAGCCCCGTGCTTGGGTCTCTGCATCCGTCCAGGTCGATTCCGACATATGGGTCGGACTGACTGAAAACAAAGCCGCACGGGCCGTCCTGGACGTCCTCGAAAGCATGCCATGTCTTGGGGTCGGTCGACTTCGCCGGACTGCCGTTTGGCTGAACCGGAATCTTGGTCGACTTTCCATTGCGAGTGATGGACTTCCAATTCACCCATTGGCGATGGCTTTTCAATTCCTGCGGGATCACTTGTCACCTCCGTTCGGATTCCAGCTCGCCAAGTCGTCATCGGTCGCGACTCGCGAGGTTGTCTTCTCTTGCTGTTTGCCCCTCATGCCGTCGCCGCGGTTGTTTGCACGCGAAAGCCAGCTACCCAGGAACCTCGCCATGCCCGATGCGGTCTTTCGCTTCTGGGGATTGTCGGCCAACCATTGGCGGGCCAGCCGTAGTTGGCTTTCCACCCACTCGCGATCGTCGTAAGTGTCCGACCACTCGTCGAACTTCTGCATCGCCAGCAGCCATGGTCGGCCCTTTGGCTTGATCGGAAATTCGATTGAATGCGTCGGCATGGAGTCCGCTTCGGCGGCTCCGTGCAAAACCTCCGTAGGAGGTTTATCTACTGACTCTGGTAATGAGTCTGAAACTGAAACTGAGACTGAAACTGAATCTTTTGATTGGCTTTCGTTTAGCTTTCCGTTTAGCTTTTGATTAGCTTTCTTCGGTCTGCCGCCTTTCTTGCCGTTTTCGATGCGTGACTGTTGTTTTGAGCGTTCTTCTTCGAGTCGCGGGTTGACGAAAAAACCGTCGTTTTCCTCGCGAAACTTGTCTAAAACGACCCGCTCAACAGACTCACGAGATGATCCACGACAGAAATTCAATGCCTGATCCAGGGTGAACTTTCTGTGCAACCAAGCCACGCAAAGTAGGTCGATGTAGATCGCCTTTTCTTCGCTCGACATCAGCGCAGTGCCGCCGATCCAAGAATCTGGATAAAAGCTAAACGCAGGTGACTTTCTGGTCATTCGGGCACCTCAAAAGTCACTTCTTGCTCGCCGCATTTTTGCCACGCTGTGCTGAATGCCTCTTGCTGGCATGGTGCGAGTGGGCCATCTGTGCTGACAATCAGTTCGCCCTTGGCATCCATCAAGTCGATAGGACCAACAAAGCAAATCGAGTGATTGCGAGCGACAGCCATCCCATAGCAACGTTGCAGACGTGGAATCCGAAAGTGTGAGTCAACGGTCGGTCGAGAACAGGCAAATGCAACTGGAGCAGACATGCTGACGCACCCGGATAGCAGTTGTGTGAAAAGTTGCTGTTGCTCAACGCGAAGCGTCGAAAGTCGTTCCTTCATTTCCTTGTGAATGCTGGTTGCCAACTGGTGGCAGCTCTTGCAAAGCGTTTCAAGTTGGTCGAGTCGATAGTCCCAAGGCTCGTAACCTTTCAGATACCATTTGTGGTGGATTTGCAGTTCGTTGTGTTCGTCGCCGCAACGATCGCAAGCGAAACCAGACCTGTCCATTCGCTCCAGCCGCAGCTTTTGCCAACGAGGATCTCGCAGTTTTTCGCCATAGCTTCGGCGGCCATGAATGATTTCGCTTACGTGTTGCATTGGAATCCAAGCCTTAGAACGGCACTCCTTCTGCATCGTCATCGCCGGCTGCTGGGGCACCAACTGACTTGCCTGCGACTTTGGCAAATTCGGGGCTCGCAGCGATGGTTGCCTGCATTTTCTCGCTCAATTCGTTGAAAGCGTGTTCTTCAAACTCATCAGCTTCGAGCGAAAAGAACTGCGTTTGATTGACCAATGCTGGAACCTGCATTCCTTTCGGCAGTGAACTGACCGAAGCCACGTTCGCATAAGTATTTCCATCCCGTTCGGTGTGAACGATTTGGATCATGCAACCAATGCCAAGCAACTTCGACAGGTGGAACTGCCCAAACTCTTCTTTGGTAAATGCCTTGTTCCGCCAAGCTTCCAGGTGCTTTCGGAAAGTCGACTTCTCGTGCGCTGAAAGCGTGTACCGCCGCCCAATGCTGAACGGTCGCCCATCATCCATCTTTTCCTCTGGGATCTCCCAGCCGATATAGACGAGACGCTTTGGGCCGTAGTCGCCAACCTGCGTTCCGTGATCAATCACGCGATAGCAGATCGCCAAGTGATTTCCAGCGGGACAAAGCTCAAACTTCTTCGACGAATCTTCTGGTAATGTCAAAGCCATTTTCAAAACCTCAAATCAAGAAACAAAAAACTAACACTTCTGATACAACGCAAACTTTGCGAGTGCATCTTCAATTCTCACGCCCGAAAACACTGTCTCTTTCAGTGCCTCCGCTGCGGTTGACTCATCATCTTCTACACCGGCGATCTCGCACTGCTCTGTGGCAAGGTCGGCCAGTTCCGCGGAAATCACAGCCGCGCGTTGTCGATTGGCTTCGAGTCGTTTCAGCGACTCTGCATCGAGGATCACCATTTCTTGCCACCCTCTGCCAAGCGAGCCTCAGCCTTATGGTCAGCACGCTCGGCGTTGTAGGCCATCTTTTCAGCAAATGCCCCGCCCAAGTCGTAACCAACGCCCGCGGCGTAATCCATGATTCGGATCATTGCATCGGCCAGTTCCACCTCAGCCATTGGGCGATGCGGCAGCTTGTCGTCTTGCAGGTTCTTTCGCTCGCCTTCCATCGCTTCGGAAATCTCCGAGTGGATCAGGCAAAGCATTTCGCCGCGGTTGCGTTCGATCGGCTCGCCGGTCTCTGGATCCCGCCACCACTGTTCGTTCGCCTGGTGAACGTCCGCGGCCATGCTGTTGATCGTGTCTCGGTTGATACTCATATCGTTGCCTCTTGTTGAAATTTCTTGTCATGTGGATTGAGCCGAGCATTGAGCCTGGCTTGATTCAAGACTCGCTGTTGCATGACGTAACCAACAGCACGAGCCAAAGCTGATTCTGGGAAACCGTAAAACTCCATGCTTTGATTCTTCTTTCCGGTCACGACCGCCAAACATTGCTGGGGATCGGCGACATTGAAAAACGTGATAGCCATACCAGTGCTGTCATCAACGATCCTTCGTGTTGCAAGCTTGTTGATCGGCACTCGGAATCCGATGTCACAGCACACAACGACTTGGCAAATCGCCTCAAAAATGGGTGCGTATAACGGCTTGTTTGGTTTTGCTTGATGGCTCATTGCTTCACCTTCCGATCGAATGGCCCGAGCCCCTTTCCACGCCAGACGCAATACTCAATGATTGCATCGCGAGCGATTTGTGTCTGATCTACAACCGGGGCAATGTTCGCGTCGAATAACTGCTGCTTGATTAAGCGAACGAGTTTCGTTTTCGGAACGTTCAGAATCACTGCTGCAACAGGCAGGTCGAACACTTCGTCGTTGTAAGTCGCCATAAGACACCTCAAAATCACGGGTGGGGTCTTCGTATTCAATGCAGGCGTATTGCATCATCACGAAGATCAGTAAAAGGACGGTCAGCCACATGCCAACCAGGAATTTCAAAAACGCAGCGAGCGTAAACAAAGCGATCATGGTTTCACCTCCGTGAGCGAGGTCGATCCGTCGACCTCGACCGCATCCGTTGCGGCCTCCTGTTTCTGCTTCCAAACCTCCATCCGGTGGATCTCGATGTGTTTGGGTGCCTCGACGCCGAGCTTGACGCGGCCCCCTGCAATCTCCTGAATCGTGATGACGATGTTGTCGTCGATAACCAGCGATTGCTTTCGAAAACGTGATAGAACGAGCATCTGATTTCCTTTCAGTTGGTGTTGATTCAAAAAAACCGAGCTTCACCTACCCGGCGTGAGGAGCCAAACCTTGTTCACGGAGTTACCCGCAATGGCTCCAAGTTCCCGCCCTTGCAGTTGGCGGTTAGTGCTGGACGACAAAGCCGAATCGAGAAAACACCGCCGTGAACAAGTCGGCGTCTTTTCCGAAGTACAGGAAGCACTGCCCCTGCACTGGCGAGTTCTTGATGGTTCCGGTTGAGTCCAAGAACTGAATGCGACCGCATGGGAAGCATGCTGCTGAACAATGGTTTCCAAGCAACTGGAACCATCGCGTTTCAGTTGCGTTGTTGACGAGCACGATGGCGTCGGTGCATCGGCCTTCTGAAAACTCCGTGATGAGCTTGTCGCAGAATGCACCAATGAGCGACGAGCCATAGGGCGGGTTCATCCAAACCTTGCCACGCCAATCCTGTTGCAAGCCATCGTCCGATTCCGTGAAGAACGTTCTGGCCCCGACGTTCTTCTGCGCGACTTCACAGCTCGCAGGGTCCACGTCGAATTGCCCCATGACCTCGCGTGCCGCGTCGAGGTATTCGCTTGGCGTGTACCACTCGTTGTTTCCCGAGTTGCTTTGCACGTGGGAACGCTTAACGACTTCCGCGGCCTTCTTTGGCTCTTGTTGCTTCGCGGCTTCATCAACAACTGACTGCTTGACGTGCTTGACCGCTTCGGCGGCTTCTTCTTCGCCAGCGTCAACGAGGTCGTCGTAGACTTCGGCACGCTTGGCGTTGCGGCGAATGGTGCGTTCGTTTGTGCCAAGCTCAGTTGCAACTTCGTCCGCTGTTCGCTCGGTCAAGTGGTCAACTTGTCCACTTGATTTCCTGTCGCCTCCGTGAGCTTTCTTGCGACGATTGTAGATCCGACCACTGATGATTTTGAACTCATCCGGGTGAACGTTCCGCCGCGACAACTGGTTGCGATCAATCCAGTCCTCGACCGCTTCCTCGCTTTCGAAGTCGACGCGTTCGATTTCAAACGGGATGTTTGAGTTGGTGCAAATCGCATAGCGGTTGTGGCCATCAACGATCACGTCGCCTTTGGACCAAACCAAAATCTTCTCGCGGCATCCCTCGGAAAGGATCGACTGTTCCAGGTGAGTGAACTCGTGAGCCGTCAGTGGGCACAGGAGTGTCTCGAACTTTGGGTTGATGTTCAGTTTCATCGCACGGCTCCCAACGGGAGCAACCACGGTTCAAAACTGACTTCCAGCCCAAGCCGCCGGACATGCTCAACCGAAACGCCTGACGGGAATTTCAGCTTCGCTGCTGCATGGATTTTGCAGTGGTCCGAATCACAAACAGTCATCAAGTCTGCGAGCGATTCACTGAACAACCTGTAGCAAACGTGATGGCAACAAAGGTTGGCGTTGGTCCCACACAGAACGCACTTGTGCCCGTCGTATGCGTAGCGACGCTCACGCATTTCACGCCAGTGCTCGCAAGACCAGTACGCGTTCTTGATCTCGTCGGTTGACTCAACCAGGGCTGGGAACTGGTTTCGAATGGGCATCACGTAAGGGATTTTAACGCTCCCCTCGCCATTGATCGTGAAACCGTGTGCGTTTCGTAGCTTGTCAACAACGGGTGCAACGCGGCTTCCTGGCCTGTGCTCTTTCCAGAGCACATCGGTTAGCTGAACGCCATCACGAAGCAAGTCCAGTGCGTATGCTCTCGCAGACTTCTTCTCGTGGTGTGTCCTGGCCTTTTCTGCGTTCGAAGTCGCCGGCGGGGCAAACAATGGCAAGTCAGCCACATCCCCCTGGAAATACATTTCCGATTCCATTTCCGTTTGTCCCGATAAGACGAACGGTCGGATCAGCGGATCCTAGAAGCTCGCCCAGTTTAGTGATGCTGGGCGATGTCGTTGGTCACTCTACTTGAATGACCAACAAAAAACCCCAGCGTGATCTCATCAACGCTGGGGAGTTTATCGGTTAAGAAATAAACGGTCAACACTGTTTTTGTGTTTTTCTTGGGCGACCAGTTTTCGCAGGCTTATCCCGTAGTTCTGCGGCTGCTTCTTCGTCGATCAACCATATCCGCTCCGTGAATTTCTTGGCTTTGATTTTCCCTTGTCGAGCGAGCAGACGCACGTGATTGGCGGTGCATCCGATCAACTCGGATGCTTCGTCGCAGGACAACCAGTTTTCAACAGACATAACGCTTGACATACCCCAGAGTTTAACCAGTATCGAATAAACGGCAACCGAAAAAAGTCTCGACCAGTTGTTGATGAAATCACGCCGGGGCGTTTTTCGCTGATCGAGACTCCAGGTCGAAAACCTGAGTGACCCCTACACCCTTCAACTGAAAACCCGAGTAATCGGACCAACTGGAATCACTGGCTGTGATTTCTGAGCGTTCAAAAACCGATCAGCGTGACCGGTCAGCGAACACAACCAAGGCTTCATGGATGTTTCAGCCCCCTCACGAGGACACCATGTTGCTTGCAGATTTCTTTGAAAACGTTTACCTGCCGCGTCGTTTGCGTGGAAAATCTCAGAATTCCGTCCGGTTGTATCGGTTGTGCATACGGCAGTTCGGGTTGACGCTTGGACGATCTCCGAAAATCGCTGACCTGACCGAAGAAAACGTGTTTGCACATCTGGCCCGCCGATCGAAAGTCGCCCCGGCCACTCGAAACAAAGAACTTTCCGAGCTCACCGCGATGTGGCGGCTGGCGGTTCAGCGGAATTTGCACACTGGGTGGCCGGATATCCAGCCTGAACCCGAGCCGGACCAAGCCCCGATTGCGTTCTTGGCTGGCGAAGTCAAAGCGATCCTGAACGCGGCCACGCGCCAACGCGGCGAGATTGACCGGGTGCCAGCATGGCTTTGGTGGAATGGGCTGATTCGTGTCATCCTCGACACCGGAGAGCGGATCAGCGCGGCACGATCGGCGGAATGGTCTTGGCTCAATGGTGAATGGCTGACCATCCCAGCACGAGCTCGCAAAGGACACACCCGCGATCGACAATACCGAATCAGCCCCGCGACCGTGGACGTATTGCAGTCAATTCGGCTGTCATCGCCGCATAAACGCGAGGTTTTCCCGTGGCCCTACGCACCAACGTACCTGTGGAAGAAATACGGCAAAGTCATCGACGATGCGGGCCTGCCGGATTCCGGCAAACACAAGTTCCATGCCCTGCGGAAAACCTGCGGATCGGTGGCATACGCGGCAGGATTAGACCCGCAAGACGTACTCGACCACTCCGACCGGCGGACCACTCAGCGATACTTGGACGCTCGATTCCAGCGAAAAGAGCAAGCTTGTGACGCGCTGGCCGAGTATCTTGCAAACCCGCCAGCACGGGAAAAACCGGCCCAAACGTACCGCGACGTTGGATAATCCGAGCATGCTAGCGCCCCTCCCGCCCATCATTCGCGACCTGATTGAGTTAGGATGTTTGGTTGTGGAGGCCGGCGTGGCCTCGGTGAGATGGTTTTGGGGAAGGGTTCGATGAAGGGTTTCGCAATCGGTCTTTTGGTCATCGGGGCACTCGAAATCGCGATCGCCCTGATCGGCATCGCAATGAGCGTGTTTCTGGGCGATGCATCCAACGAGAACGTTTCAAACGTGGTTTACATGTGGAACGTACTCGAAAACGGGGCCGTTTTTGTCGCCCTGGGTCTGATCTTGCAACGCATGTCGATCAAGACGCCAACCGAGTGAAGTGAGCGCCGGCCTTTGAGCCCGTAAAACACGGGCTTTTCTTACAAAACACCCTCTAAATGGCCGTTTTGGGCGCATACCCAAAACCAACGTTTTGGCCAAAAGTGGAGGAGGGGGGGCTACTTTTTTTTCGCAGGTGCCAGCGAGAGGCGTTCGTTCTTTCC